TTTGTTAGCGGCTCTAAGTTGACCATATCGTTCTTTAAGTCGCTGCGCCTCCTGCTGAGCACGTTCAAACTCCCGACGCATCGCCGCCGTGGGCGCAGTGCTATTTTGCATTGCCGTAGACAGTGTCCGGACACGATCCTGAGCCTGTTTTAACTGGTTGCCGGTAATGGCGATATCCCGAGCCAGTTTACGGTAGCCGTCAATTTTTCCCGTTTGCCCGCTCAGATCTTTCACTTGCTGTTGCGCGATTTTTAGTGCTTTGGCGGTTTCACTGCTCTGCCGCGAGACGGCGCGCAGCGGCTGGGTGATTTTATCTACGGCGTTGAGTAGCACCTGTAAGCGGAGATTTTGCGTGCTCATTGATCGGCCCCGCTGCGTTGGCGGGCCTGTTCCCGCCAGTAAAGGGTTTCATGGAGTGTTAAGGCGTCCAGCGCCGCCAGCGGCCAGTGAAAGATAACGGCGATGTCTCCCTGCGCCTCTTCTATTCGTCCGGGGTATCCGTTGCTTCCGGCGAGGTCTGTGGCAAAAAACCGATCACCGCCGTACCGAAGGCCGTCAGGTCGATAAAATCCAGTTGCGCCACTTCATGCTTATTCAGCGCCGGCGCAGTGATGCGCGGCAGAACGGTGGTGAGTGCGTCGACGTTGAGGCTGAGCAGCTCCACCAGACTGACGCCGCGCAGGTCGCCGCCCAGCGGTTTGCGGATCTGAAACTCGCTAAATTCGGTTTCACCGCGTTTCAGGGGAGTATTCAGGGTAACGCTCTTACGTTCGCTCATGGTTTATCCTTACAGGCCAATGGCCCGGCGTGCGTCGGCAATACGGTCTTTACCGTCGATGTTTTCAATAAAATTCACAGTGTCGATTTCAATGATGGCTTCACCGTTGACGCTCTCTTTGTAGTAGGTGCAGAGGGTGCTGATTTTGGTGGCGGAGTTTTCGCCCTGTTTGTACTCGCCACGATCCAGCTCTTTATGGCGGCCACGCACCACGATTTCCACGGCGTCGTATTCCTCGCTGTCTTCACGTTGGATCGCGCCGGCGAAGCGCAGCATCACGCCGCTGATCTTCGTCCAGCCGATTTGCCGCAGCGCCAGCAGTTCATAACCGCCAATTGACCATTCCACGCTGAGTGCGTCGTCATCCAGCCCCAGATCGACATGTGCCGCGCCGTTCATGCCGCCGCCGCGATAGGCTTCCAGTTTGCGCGTCAGCTTCGCCGGGGTGAAGGATTCCACCTGTGCCAGATAGATATCGCCTTCGTTAAACAGGTTGAGGTATTTCAGTTTACTGGGGAGTGCCATGATGCGTGCTCCTGTTAAGCGGTGGTGGCGATGGAATCAGCCAGACTGACCAGATAGCGATCGGTAATGCGCTGGCGGAACATCAGGTTTTCCAGCGGCGGAACCGGCGTGTAGTCGTAGTCGATATACGCCTTACCCGCTTTCAGGATATCCGGTGTGTTGGCGGCGGGATCGAACCATGCGGGCCCATCGACGATATAGCCGTTACCTTTCAGTTCGCGGAATTTGGCGTTCACACCTTCCAGAACGTCGCGGAACAGGGAGGCGTGTTGCGGTTTATCTACCGCCCAGAAGTGGGCGTCGGCGATGGTATCCGCCAGCACCTGCGCGGTGCGGGTGTAGTTTTCGAACGCCCAGAGGGGATCGGTACTGCAGGTGCGCGATCCCCAGAAGCGATAGCCACCATTGCAAATCAGCGTGGTGACGTCGTGGCTGTTGAGGTAGTCGGAATCGGTGGCGGTGGACTGCAGATCCCAGAAGACGCTGCGGGAAATACCGGTCACGCCGTTAACGTCAACGTTGGATAATGTTTTATGCCAGCCTACCTCTTCGTCGATTCTGGCACGTAGCCCCACGGCGCGGGCGGTGGCGTACAGGGTACGCTCGGCGGCAGTCTGGGTATCAAAGCCGACGAAATCCGGCCAGATAACCATCGCTTCCCGTGCGCCAATCTGGTCTCGATATAGCACCGCCTCTTCTTTGGTCTGCGCGCCGAACGCCGACAGATAGCTGAAGGCGCGAAGCTGCTGCGAAATACTGATCAGTTCGGTGGCGACGGGCAGTGAATCCAGCCCCGGCACCGCCAGAATGCGCGGTTTTACCTTTAGTTGGGTTTGCGAATCCAGCAGCGCTTTCATTCCGGTATATTTCCCGGTAGCGGTGCTGCCGCCGATGATATTGGCTGTGGTTTCGGCGGTGCTCTCGCCTTCGGATACGCGCACAGCGACCACCACCGGCTGCGTCTGGTCGGCGATGGCGTCAAGCGAGTGCGCCAGCGTACCGCTATCTCCCGCTTTGCCCAGAGCGGATCGCACATCGGTTAACAGCACGGGGGTATCCAGCGGGAAGGTTTTTTCGTCAGCATCGGCTCCGGTGCAGACGATGCCGATCACGGCGGTGGAGATGGTGCGGATTGGACGCACGCCTTCATTGATTTCAATAACACGCATGCCGTGGTGGTAGTCGGTTGCCATAGGGCGAGCCTCCATCAGGTCAATAAATGACGATGGTGGCACAGAGCGAAAAGGGCGGTGATGGCTTCCACTTGTAATCACTGGCACTACAAGCGGAAGCGGTTTTTAATTCTGAATAATCAACTCTGATGTGGCGCTGGCTGGCTTTCCTCCTACGGTATAGCGAATTTCTACCGTTGAGAATGTCAGGCCGTGGAAGATATTACGCATTTCCGGGATGTCATTAACCGAGATAATCATCCGGCCCTGCATGGTGCGCGCCAGCTCTGCCATACGCAGGTACAGCTCAAGGCCAAACGATACGCCGTAGCCTTCGGTTTTCCAGTATGGTGGGTCGCAGTAGAACAGGGTATGCGGGCGGTCATAGCGGCGAATACAGTCGGCCCAATCCAGATTTTCAATACAAACGCGCGTTAGCCGCAGATGGGCGGCGGATAAATCCTCTTCCATACGCAGCAGATTCAGGCGCGGTGGCGAGGTGGTGGCGGTGCCGAATGTGCGGTTTTCCACTTTGCCACCGAACGCCAGTTTTTGCAGGTAATAGAAGCGGGCTGCGCGCTGGATATCGGTCAACGTTTCTTCCGGAGTGATCTGGAGCCAGCGGTACATTTCGCGGCTGACCAGCGACCACTTAAACTGACGCACGAATTCTTCTAAATGGTGCTGGAGTACGCGATAGAGGTTGGTCACGTCACCGTTGATATCGTTCAGCACCTCCACCTGAGTGGGTTTCTTCATAAAGAACAACGCCGCCGCTCCGCAGAACGGTTCGACATAACAGCGGTGTTCAGGAAACAGCGGCAGGATGTGTTTTGCCAGCCGGCGCTTGCCGCCGATCCACGGAATAACGGGTAATGTATTCATATTGTCAATCTACCTGACCGGCTACTGATCAGCGCATGCAGCAGATTAGGTGAATAACGCTAACCTCACAATTCATATGGGTGGCAGGGCAGGCGTATCAAACTCACCAATCTGCGGGTTATACACACTGCCCGCGAGCGTGAAATCGTCAGGGACGTCCACCGTGTACCAGTCGGTGGTATCCTCTGGTACGGGGTATTCTGTATAGCTATCCAGGTTATCCTTATGGATGTAAATTTTTTTCATGTCCTATCCTCTTAACCGTAGTTGACGCCCCATACCTGCCGGATCCTGCAGTTTTCCCGCTCTATTTCCCAGCGTGTGGTAAGGAAGCTTTCGGGCCTGATAACCCAAAATGCTTCATCCCCATAGAGAATGCCAATGTCTTTCGCGATACCTGTCTCTGTGATTATTCGCGCTGCCCACACCGGGATGACCTGGATGATTCCGCGCCAGTAGTTATCGGCACAGCCGATGACGATCAGTTCATGAAAATTCGATGGATTTTGTGCCAGCGGAATATACCCACTGCCTACGTCACCGGAGAACAGTTGAGTACGTGTCATCTGGGACGCCCGAACTGCCCGGTCATATGCCTGTTTTACGGCATTCGCTGTAGCCGCCTGGGTGGTACTGGTGCTGTTTATGTTGTCATTGAGTTGTACGATGCCTGCACGGGTAGTGCTGGCATTCACCGCCATCCATTTGTCGTTCGCCAGTGTGTATGCGCTGTCGGCCCGGTTTTTGGCCTGAGCACCCGTGTCATATGCCTGTTTTACGGCATTCGCCGTGGCCGCCTGGGTGGTACTGGTGCTGTTGATGCTGTCATTGAGTTGTACGATGCCTGCACGGGTAGTGCTGGCATTCACCGCCATCCATTTGTCGTTCGCCAGTGTGTATGCGCTGTCGGCCCGGATTTTAGCCTGTGCACCCGTGTCATATGCCTGTTTTACGGCGTTCGCCGTGGCCGCCTGGGTGGTACTGGTACTGCTTATGCTGTCGTTCAGTTGAACAATCCCGCTTGTAGTCAACGTGGCGTCAGGATGGTTACGGGACTGCGCGTGGTGAGCCAGGCTTTCATCCACGTACTGCCTTGTTGCCAGCACGATGGCAGGATCGATTTTTAGCTCCACGTTTTCCGTATGGGAAATAATCAGCACCATGCGGATAATCTGTGTGCGGCCAGACCCTTCGGTTAACTGCGGCTTATAGGTCGGCGGACAGTTGCCTATGGCAATCAGCCGGTCGTGCTCATCGTACAGGCCGATTTCTCTGATCCACCATCCGCCGACGTCCTCCGGTAGTACCTGTTCCGCAATAATCTGGTTGGGGTTATTGGGATCAATGCTGAGCGTGTTCAGCGGTGCGCGCCGGCGTTCGTTGACCAGTTGGGTCTGGTTGCTATCCGGCATTGGCAGATTACCGTTGCCATCGCCTACGGCCATCTGCGTCAGGCGTAGTGGAGAGTCCTGTGTGGTGGCACTCGCCAGCGCGGTTTCACCGACAGTGGTTAAGAGTGTGAAATAGGTGGCGCTCATGGGGCGATCCTCAGCGTATCAATCAGGTGTAGCGCGGCTCCACGGTAGTCACGGCCTGTGCTGTATCCGTGGTCGGGGATAAAGGGATAAATGGTAAGCGTATCTCCGGTGTAGCTCGTCGCGGCGAACCAGAGATACCCGTTGATCTGCAGGCTGATAGCCAGCCCAATTAAGTGGCGTGAACAGGGTTTGGCATCATCGATCAGCCGCTCCAGCTCGGCATACATCTGTTCGGTGATGCCTTGTTCGCGCACGCCGACTTCCAGTGCGAAAGTACCGGGAATGCCTTCCGGTTGCTCTTGCCACCATTCGGTCACCCGGATAAGGAAACCGAACGGTTCCACCGCGCGCTGTAGTGCGCCAATGGTGCCTTTGTGTTGATGGATGTAGAAAGAGGCGGCGATCACCTGCCGCTTTGTCTCTTCTGGCCAGTGTTCATCCCAGCGGTCGACGGAGAACGCCCATGCCAGATAGGGCAAGAGGGGGGAGGGGCAGCAATCAGCTTGCCACAGGCTGCGCAGCGGAACGGGGATCTGTTCAATCATGCTGCCGGTTTGTGCCAGATTATGCTCCAGCGGGCTGGCGTTATCGGGGAGCAAGGAACGGCTATTCATCGTTGCCTCCGATAGCGATCTGCCATTCGGTGCAGAAGCTGGCCTGCGTTCTGCTGATAATGACGTCAGCATCAGGCGCAATCAGCTCGACGCGCTGAACACCGGTGACATGCAGCGCGGCATAAATCGCGCTGCGGCGGATATCACGCCCGATGCGGTGTTGCTCGTTGATGTAGTTTTTAAGCCGCTGTTCGGCAGCCTGCCGGATGGGTTCCTGCTCCGGGCCGGGGTAGTAGTACAACAGTGCATTGATCTGGTACGGGATGATTTCGGCAGACTGGATGGTTGGACGATCGCCGACCGGACGAATATCAATATCGTTTAGGGCGTCATCAACTATCGCCAGCAGTTCCGCGCTGGCCTGCCCGTTACCTTCGCGGGAGAGTACCGACACGGTGACGTAACAGGGATGCGGACTGATGGCGGAAACGTCAGCAATGCGCCCATCGGCGCTGTGGGCGTGATATTCATAAGCAGCGGTCGGTCCTGCGACCGATAGACCTTCAAACGCCTGCTGTGCGCGTATACGCAGGGCGTCGTCAGATTCATAAACCGGCTCAACCGGGGGGACCGCCGTGCTGTCTCCGGGGGAGATTAACAGACGGAAGACTTTAAAGTTAGCCGTCAGATTGTCCAGATCGCGCCTGGAGGCGTGGGCCAGCATATTGGCGACGGCGGCTTCATTAATCCGTACCCGCAGCGCCATCTCCAGATACGCATTTTCCTGCAACAGCTTAACGATAGGTTCTGATTCATAATTCAGGGTACGCGCTACTTCTGCCCTCTGTTCGACAGGGTACAGGCTGATAAAGCGCTGTTTGCGTGCGGTGAACAACGTTTCAAAGTCGAGGGTTTCCACCGTATCGGGGACGGGGAGCTGGCTTAAATCGGTCAGTGCGCTCACGCGTTTCTCCTGTCGAGCGGGATGGAGAGCTTCCACGGCTGGCCAGGGATATCAGTGCGTTCGGCGTCAACGGTGACGCTGAGGTCAGAACCCTCGGCGGCAAAGGCCACGCCGATGATGTCAAGGCGTGATTCCCAGCGCGTCAGTGCCATGACCACCGCCGACATCACCCGCAGGCGGGTACCACCATCGTTAGGCTGGTCGATCAGGTTCAGAATGACCGAGCCATAATCACGGCGCATCACGCGCATTCCCACCGGCGTGGTCAGAATGTCTTTGACGGACTGCTGAATGTGCTGCTCATCGCTTAACGATCTGCCGTTTCCGGCGTTCATACCGAGATACATTACTGCGGCCCTCCGGTATTGCTGCCACCGCGCTTTACGCCGGTATGCGTGTGGGTATGAACGGTGACGCCGTTGGAGGTAAAGCTGCCGCCGCTGTGGGTGTAAGCGCCTTTAAGCGTGCCGCCTTTTTTAACCGACAGCGTGGTGGTTTCCAGATGCTGAGTGCAGATGACGACGGGTGTATCCAGCGTGACGCGGCTACTGGCTTCAACCCGTGCGGTTTTGATACCGGTGGCTTTTAATGTGCCGGTACGTGGATCGTATTCAACTACTGCGCCATCAGGGTAAACGGTGTGGTGAACCTGCTCATCCAGCAGTGGGGCAGGGTTGGCGTAAGAGTAAATGGCCGGGAGCGCCACGGAGGTGGTTAACTCTCCGCTCAGGCAGAGTAGTAACACCTGCTCGCCTGTTGATGGCCGCCACCATGTCCGGGCGTCACCGGCGCGCAGCGTCAGCCATGGAATCCAGTTGGTGGTCAGCTCACCGGTACGGATGCGCGCCCGATCGCCCTTCACCTCTTCAATGGTGCCGGTACGGATCAGGTTTTCAATGCGCCGGTGCAGTTCGGCGAGGTTGGCAGGATGGTTTGCGTCGCTCATACCGGAATCATTGGGATTCGCTGGCGAAGAGGGAAGGGGAGCAACTTGTAATCCAGATGATTACAAGTGAGAGAGACTACGGTTAGTATAAATATGTACGGAGTACACCAAATGGCTTGATTAATGTACTGCGTACACTTAAACTGCTTTAAAAATGACGATAACGTCAGGGAGCGAGATGTACACTTTTATTGAACTACAGGGTTTCAGTAAACGGCGTCAGGCGCTTCTGCCGGATGACGAATTTCGGGCCTTTCAGGAGGTACTGATTGAAGATCCTGAAGCTGGTGACACTATCGCGGGGACAGGGGGATTTCGCAAGATCCGCTGGAGTCGTCCGGGGATGGGAAAGCGCGGCGGCGTGCGGGTAATTTACTACAATGTGACGAGTAAAGGACGAATTTATCTGGCTCTGGTATATCCCAAAAATCAGCAGGATGATTTAACGGAAGAGCAAAAGAGGGTACTGAAGCAGTTATCCGATATGCTGGTGTAACGCTGAGGTTCTGTAACTCCCATATGGGCGAAGTATAAGGCCCGATGCGGCGTTAACGAGGGCGATGAGGTACAGATGAAAGACGAATTATTTGCCGATCTACTGGCCAGTGCAGAAGAAATGGTAAGAATTGAAAAGGGCGAACAGACACCGGAGCCGGAGCATGTTCATACGTTTAGCCCGATTGACGTTAAAGCGATCCGCGAGGCGACCGGGTTAAAACAGCAGGATTTTGCGGTGGCCGTTGGCGTCAGCTATGACCTTGTAAAAAGCTGGGAAACAAAACGGCGTCAGCCGACCGGCGCGCCACGCAAGCTGCTGCTGCTGCTGCAGACCAATCCTTTTATTATCAACCAGCTTAAAGCTATTTAGTTCCGTGATGCGCCTGTCTGGGGCGCATCAACTTTGTAGGTGGTTGATCACTAAATCTTCTATTTTCCGCACATCTTCCGCTGAAAACCCCAGCAACTGCCGCTGCGGATAGTCCACCTCCAGCCCATAGCGATTCACCCGATCGCGTAAACCGTACTGGTGAACGGCAGCCATATGTCGGACACTGTTGAAAAACGAAATGGTCGCTCCCTGTCCGTCGCCTTTGCCTTTCATATAGCGCGTGGTACGCAGCTTGCGGAACATGACTTTGTTGCGCAAGCGTAGCGGGCGTTTAATTTCGTTTGTGTCACGGCGGAGATATCGGACGATCCTGTCTTTGCGGAAGGAACGGATATTTTTGCGTAGTGGATCATAGCCCTTCAATAGTTTTGCCCCACCCCGCCAGGCCGTTAATGTTCTTTCCTCAATACTGCCACCCACTTTTTGGTACAAAAAGGTGATTTGCCCCCCGCCTTTTTGTTGCTGTTTTTTGCGTTGGATAAATGTACTGCCATCCGGGTTTTTCTGTGCAGTTATCCGCTGGCTTTGCGACTGACGCAGGCGGCGGGCGATTTCACGCGCCAGTTGGGTTCGGCTTGCCGGGGAGAGTTTTGCCAGCAGGCCATCGGCCCAGCGATGAAGTTGCAGCAGGTCATCATTCATCAGGTACTCACAATAGTTTCACCGCGACAGGCGATTTCCCAGCCGTTGTAACCGCCTTCCGGCAGCTGGTCGTTGCAGTGCTTTGCTTCTAGCCCGTCGTCGCTGCTTCGCACAATGACGCGCTCGGTCAGCGCCAGTTTGATGCTGATATCGTAGCTCTGGTGGTCGATGGCTTCAGCTTCAAACTGGAACGCCTGCTCACGCAGTCTACTGTTGGCAAAGGCTTCCTGCTGGTGAAGCGACACCCAGCCGACCAGTGGCACCACCAGCGTGTCAAAGGAGTCAGCGTAGTCGGTGATTAACAACTCCAGCGTGTACTGATATTCAAAACTGGTGCTGTGCCCGGCGGTGGCGACGATCCGACCCTTATTGATAAAGACCCGCAGCGTATCGGGGTTTTGCCGCAAGTGCGGGACGCTGGCAGCCAGCAGTTCACGGATGAGCTGCGCTTTGTGCATCAGTATGCTCCTGACAGTGGAGAATCATATGTACCTGTGCGGTGCACGGGTGCCATGCGTTTTCGGTTTGCAGCAGTGGCGTGAGATTTTAATCCAGCACATTATGCTACTGCCTTACTGAATTTCTCAAATGCGGCAGCCAGCTTCACGTCGTACTGATTACGCTTGTACTGTGGCCCGTTATAGCGGCGGGCGAATTCTGGCCAGTTTTGCCTCTTCAATGCGTCGTGGATTTTCGGGTTGGCGTCGACAAAGCGGACAAAGGCGTCAAGCTGCATCTGTTCGCTTTCGTTCATCTGGAGCTCAAAATCAACGGCAGAACGGTAACCCAGCGTTTCCCAATGGAAACCCATAATCTGGAACAGTCCCCAACTGGTACTCTCAATGGCAGAATTGATATGTATTTGTTTGGCTAGATTCAGGCGATAGTGTTCACGGTTGCTGCCCTGCCAGCCGCCTGCTTTCTCGTTTACCAGATCCGGGAACTGTTGCATCAGTTGATCAGCATCCAGACCGTGTTTTTTTAACTGACGGAACATGATATGGCGCTCAAACAAAACAACTGGACGGCCATCAGGCATAAAGCCCGTGGTGCGAGCCTCTATCTCCTGGACCGCCTGTAATGTTGCCTGTGGAATGCCCAGATACAGTGCGGCGGCCTGCTGTTGATCATGGGTGAGTGTACGTGTCATGGCGTGCTTCCTTATGATGACGCGGTGACATAATCAGGCTGGCGAGGTTACCGCGCGAGGTAGTCAGGCAAATCAGTAGTACCGCATTAATCGCCGCCTCAGCGACAAACACATAGTGGTACAGGCTAAAGCAGATCAACACCGTCACCGAGGCGGTGCTGCACATCAGTAACCAGGCCAGCCAGCTATACAGTGGGCGGTAAACGGAGTCGTGTGCACGGCGGTAGAGGAACAGGCGAACGGTAATCATCAGGCAGATAATGGCGTTTAAGGTCAGGATCACGTTCATTTACGCCCCCTTAAGAAATTCAGCAACTGGCTGGGGTTGTCCATCTGGCGGATCGCCCATAGCAGTACTTTGACGGTCAGGGCGGATGAAAGTAATGCACCAAAGCCGGGGGAGACTTTTTCCGTCAGGTGCTGCGGCAGATACCCGGCAACCAGCGCGGCGAACAGATCGGCGGTCAGCAAGCCGGTGATGAACGCCACACAGAAGAACGCGATGCGCAAAGGCAGGCCGATCTCTTTTTGTGAAATCACCAGCAGCAGCGCGCCGCACAGTGCGCCCAACAGCACCGGAGCCTGTAGCGACGGGAACAGCGTGGCGATGGAAAAAGCGCTGACAGAGGCGGCGGCGACGGTACCGGTTACGGATTCATTCATAGTCAATCCCACAGGTTGATTCGTTGACGTACGGCTATGGGAGCTTGTTCCGGTACGTTAACTGCCGTACTGTGCGGCAGGCGCAGCGGCAATTCGCACAGGCGCGGGTTGTCGCGGTAAAGTTGTTCGACAATGCCGGTTGTGCGCCCAAAAACGCGCCAGCAAAGCTGATCAAGCGTTTCGTTTTGCAGGCTGTAGACAATCATGGTGTTTCCCGCGCGGCGTCAGGTGATGCAGGGATAGTGGCACGGGGGCGGGAGGTGACGGGAAGGCTTCCGCTTGTAACTGAGGGCAGTACAAGCGGAAGCGGTTGGTTTAAATAAGGATGAAAGTACTGCGCGGCTTGCCCAGAATATCCCGCACGGCAAAGCGGGCATCGCGCGCCAGATCGTCGGCGGTGCTTTCCTTCTGTTCCGCCAGTTTGCTACCGTGGGCGGTGGCGTCAAAGTTGCGGTAGCGCTCCAGCAGGTTGGCGTGCGTCAGGCTATATACGGCGCGACGGTAACGGTGCAGGTTGACGCTTTCGCCATCCAGTTGCTCGCTGGTGGTTTCCTGAATACAGGTTACACCGCGCTGCTCCTGCTCCAGCCGCCACTCACGCAGATCGTCATTTACGCTGGCCAGCGCAATCAACAGCGCCTCACGCAGCCGTTCGTTGGTGATGGTGCCGTCCAGTCGCTGGGCGACGCGCAGGTGCTGCGTATCGATATCGGGAAAGAAAGGGGGGTTGCTGATAATCAGCCCTGGCTGACTGGCGGCAGGGGTGACCTGAACAAAGTTCATTATATTCTCCCGGTTCGGCGGTGGACGGTGGGCGTTGCAATGGCAGAGCCACGCGCAGCCAGCCGTGCCGCCGTGCGTGAGGGTCTCACTCGGTAGGCTGGCTGTTGCGGATTTGCCGCTCCAGTTGCTCAATCAGTTTTTTGACGCCAACATTTTCATCAAGCTGCAGTGCGCGCTGGAACTGCGTCAGTGCTTCCTGCGGCTGGTTTTTGCTTTGTGCCAGCCCCAGTGCTTTATGCAGGCGGGCGCGAACCTGATCCGGCATATCCTGATCGGAGAGCAGTCCGGCGAAGGCCAGCAGCTGTCCAGTGCCTCAAAGGTGCCGGCGATAAGCTGCTTCAGGGCGGTATCCGCGACCTCCTCGGCCACCATGCAGGCGGTTTGTCGCCGGTACTGATCCGGTGTCTGCCATCCGTGACGGATAGCGTGTTCCGCCATTGGGTAGGCAGCAGGGAAGTTGCCCGTATCCAGCGTCCACAAGAGTACCGTCATGAACACATCGTCCTGCTGTTTACTGTCGGAGGCCAGAACGCCGCTCACCCACGGCTGGTAATCGGGCAGAAGTTCACCTTTGACCTCGATTTTACGCTCGATGGACTGAATGGCTTTCAGGCGGCGTTTATCGGTTGCCAGCTTTGCCAGCATCAGTTCGTAGCCGCTGGCGTAAGTCTGATTTTCCTGCATATTGGCAGCCAGCGCCTGATGACGTAGCAGGTGGCGGCGAGCGGGTGTCATCATGCGTCGTTATCCTTGAACTCGATGTTTTCAAACAGGCAACCGCAGCCGAAGTCTTCGACGACAAAGGCGTCGTTGGAGGATTCGAAGTTTTCCACTCTGTCGCGCTTCGGGTTATCAATGATGGCGCGGCGGCGGGAGCCTTTCTGAACATAGATGGACAGGTTGCTGAACGCGGTAACCAGAATGGTGTTGCGCGGGAAGCCCGGCACGCGCACGGCAGGGCGTCCACCGATGGTTTTCTGGCTGACCAGAATCTGCCCGGCCAGCTTTTCGCTGTTTTCATTGTGTTGGTTGAGGATCGGGAAATATTTGTCGTGCAGTACGCCACGGCCACAGATGGCCACCAGATCCGCGCCGTCGACGTGCCATTCGTCGATCAGGTTTTCTTCACCATCGTTGACCATCGCATCCAGATTTTCATAGTCACCGCCTCTGCCGATGATAATTTTGCCGGAATCTTCCACCCCTTCGCGCATAACACGCTCCGGGGCATGGTCGCGATATTGCTGTAGCCAGCCCTTATTCACGTCCTGCAGGAGCGGGTATTGCTGGAAGTTAGTCTGTACGGCGACGTGGGTACCATTGAAGCCGATCAGGATGCGATCTAACCCCTGACGCCGGGTAATGCTGTCGCGCACGCGGATCTGGAAGTCCGGGTGGGCCGCCCAGGCATCCAGCCGGGCATAGGGAAGGGCCGTATCGTAGTTGGTCTTCTCGCAGCGATAGCGGTTGGCTGTCAGTCTGATCGGGTCGACAGGTTCACGCTCGCGCTGGCTGGTATCGGTACGGCTGGCAGTTGGACGGTCAACGCCGATACCGATTTTTTCCCCTTCCTGATCCACCACTTCGTGTACGTTGATTTTGGTCAGAAACTCCACGGAGGCCTGAATTTTGGTTTCCAGTGTCTGCTGTACAGAAGGCTCTACGGTGAATTCAACGGCGGCGCTCTGTATGCCGGATAACCCGGCGATGGTTTCAACGTAAGCGTTATATTTTAAGCGGGTTTCGTTACGCATCGGTGCTTCCTTAACAGTCGGTTTTCAGGTCGGTGCCCCCACCGGTGGCGGGCTGGCGCGGCAGCGTAGCTGGCTGTTTTGCAAGCAGGGTTTTCAGCGCGGAATAGTCGGTCTGTAGCTGCTGATGCTGCATCTGCAGTTCCGTCAGTTCGCTACGGATCTGGTCGACCTGTTCGCCACAGAACGAGGCCACTTCCTCCACGGCTTGATGGACATCGGCCATTTGCTGGTCGTCGCGGTTTTGCTTTTTACTTAACAGCGCCCTGATGCGGGTAAACAGCGTTTCACCGCCGCGTTCTTCCACCTCTTCAAATTCCAGTTCGGTTTCGATCGCCACGCTGAAGACGTTGTCCGGCGAGCGTTTGCGCGATGCCAACGGGTTGCTTTGTGCGCCGGCGCAGAAGGAGAGCATTTCGGTGCCGAGGCTGGCCGGATCGTCAGTGACCGCCAGACCGACCAGATAGGCTTTGCCGGTATCGGCAAATTTGGGGTCGACCTCAATTGAGGAGTAAACCTTCTGTCCCTTGCGGTTCATTTCAATCAGCTGGTCAGTCGGGACCAGTCGGGCGTACAGCGCCAGCTTGCCCTTCAGTAATCCTTCTTCGGCGATCTCTTCGGTTTTCAGCATGGCGACATCGCCGTAACGCTGGAATGGGCCGTCCGGTAGGATGCCTTTCAGGTGTTCGAGATTGATGCGCGCGCCGTAAACCTTCGGATCGTAGGCGGCGGCCATTTGTTCGAGCCACTGGCGTTCAAGGTTGCGCCGATCGCAGGTGGCACCTTCCACACCGATGCGCACCCATTTGGATAGCAGTTTTTTCTTCGGCTTTTTGTCCATAACTTCCGTCCCGGCGTTGGCTAAATAAGCGAATGGTCGGGTAGTCCTCCGTGATCAGGCAACGGGCTTTGCTTGTAGTCACCGGGGTTACAAGTGGTATCGCTACGCGCGAATGGCGGCTGGTTTACGCTGACGGCAGAAACGGGAGGACGTTATGCCGCCAGAAATCGAAAAACATCTGCTTGCCCTTCAGGACGAAGATCCGCGCCGTAAAGCCTGCTACCTATATTGGCAGGGCTTTCGTATCGTTCGGATCGCCGAACTGCTGGGGGTAAAAGCTACTACGCTGCATAGCTGGAAGCGGCGCGATGGCTGGGATGATTCAGCCCCGCTGGAGCGGGTGACGGCGGTGACCGAGGCGCGTCTGATCCAGCTCACGATGAAAGAGAATAAGGAGGGAAAAGACTTTAAGGAGATCGATCTGTTCTGGCGGCAGATGGAGCGCGGGGCAAGGGTTGAGCGCTATCGCCAGGGCGGCAATGAAGTCGACCTAAATCCGAATCTGGCCAAGCGTAACACCGGGCCACGTAGGTCGCCGGTTACCAACCAGATAACAGAAGATCAGGCGGAGAAGCTGAAACAGGTGTTTCTGGAGGGATTATATCCGCACCAGAAACACTGGTATCGCGCCGGGCTGGAACACCGTATCCGCGATATCAACAAGTCGCGCCAGATTGGGGCGACGATGTTTTTCGCGCAGGAAGGGTTTGTCGATGCGGTGGAAACGGGACGCAACCAGATTTTCCTGTCAGCCTCCAAAGCGCAGGCACACCAGTTTCGTCAGTACATTATCGATTTTGCCCGCGATGCGGCGGATGTGGAGCTGAAGGGGGAGGTTATTCACCTGCCCCATAACGATGGACGAATGTACTTTCTCGGCACCAACGCCCGTACCGCGCAGACCTATCACGGCAACCTGTATTTGGACGAATACTTCTGGATATACCGCTTTCTGGAGCTGCGGCGTAACGCAGCAGGGATGGCCAGCCAGAAGCGCTGGCGGCAGACCTATTTTTCCACGCCCTCCAGCATTAACCATGAGGCGTATAAATTCTGGGCGGGATTACTCTTCAATCGGGGCAGGGCGAAGAGCGAACATATTCGACTGGATCTCAGCCACCGGGCGCTGGCTGCCGGGCGGCTGTGCGAGGACGGGCAGTGGCGGCAGATTGTCACCATTGAAGATGCCATCCGGCAGGGTTATGACCTGTTCGATATTGACCAGCTCCGGCTGGAATACTCGCCGGAAGAGTTCGCTAACCTGTTTATGTGCCAGTTTATCGACGATACCGAGTCGGTATTCCCGCTCAGCCTGTTGCAGGGCTGCATGGTGGATAGCTGGGCGGTCTGGGACGATTACAAACCGTTCGCCCTGCGTCCCCTCGGCGAACGCTCGGTATGGGTGGGCTACGACCCCGCCTTAACCGGGGACAGCGCCGGCTGCGTGGTGGTGGCTCCACCTGTAGTGGAGGGGGGTAAGTTCCGGGTGATTGAAAAGCACCAGTGGCACGGCATGGATTTTGCGGCGCAGGCGGAGAACATTCGCAAAATTACCGGGCGCTATAACGTGACTTACATCGGCATTGATGTGACCGGTATCGGCCACGGCGTTCATCAACTGGTGAAACAGTTCTTCCCGGCAGTGCAGGCTTTCTCTTATTCCCCTGAAGTGAAACAGCGTCTGGTACTCAAGACGCTGGATGTCGTCCGTAAACATCGGTTGGAGTTCGACGCCGGATGGACGGATTTGGCGCAGTCGTTTATGGCGATCCGCAAAACCCTGACTCCGTCCGGTCGCCAGGTAACCTTCCAGGCCAGCCGTTCGGAAGAAGTCTCCCACGCGGATCTGGCATGGGCATGTATGCACGCCATTATCAATGAACCTCTGGAAAGCTCTGGCGGCGCGAACAGCTGGCGGGGCTTAATTAAGGTGTATGGATGAATAACACTATCGCTTTTACATTCGGTGAACCGGAAGCCCTGTTGGACAGGCGGGAAATACTGAATTATCTGGAGTGCGTGGACTTTGGCAAATGGTATGCGCCGCCGGTGGATTTCAACTCGCTGGCGCTGTCGTTTCGCGCTTCGGCACACCATACCAGCCCGATCTGCGTGAAGCGCAACGTGCTGGTTGGCACCTTCATTCCCCATCCGCTGCTGACCCGGCAGGCATTCAGCCGCCTTGCGCTGGACTATCTGGTGTTTGGCAACGCTTATCTGGAGCGGCAGGAAAACCGGATGGGCCAGCCGTTAAAACTGGTACCGGCGCTGGCGAAATACGTCCGGCGCGGCAAGGCGCTGGATAACTATTTCTTTGTCCAGCCAGGTCAAGTGGATCACGAGTTTACGCCGGGTAGCATTGGCCACCTGCTGGAGCCGGATATCAACCAGGAAATCTATGGCCTGCCGGAGTACCTGTCCGCCCTGAATGCGGCATGGCTGGATAACGCCGCCACGCTGTTCCGCCGCCGTTACTACAAGAACGGCAGTCATGCCGGTTTCATCCTCTACCTGAGCGATCCGGCTCATAACGAAGCAGATATCGAAGCATTGCAGGAGGCGCTGGCGGATAGCCGTGGCCCCGGCAACTTCCGTAATCTGCTGATGTACCTGCCGAACGGTAAGCCGGACAGCGTGAAGGTGATCCCGATCGGCGAAGTGGCGGCGAAAGATAACTTCTCCGATATCAAAAGCGTCAGCCGCGACGATCAGCTAGCCGCGCACCGGGTGCCGCCAGCCCTGATGGGCGCAGTGCCGAGTAACGCGGGTGGCTTTGGCGATGCTATCAAAGCGGCGAAGGTATTCAACTGCAACGAGATCGAACCGCTGCAGGAGCGGTTCAAGGAACTTAACGACTGGCTGGGGCTGGAGGTTATTCGCTTCAGAAAGTACCGCCTTGCCGACGACAACGCAGCGCAATCCTGA